AGGTGCGGGAAAATCAAAGTTTTCCAGGTACACATTTGTATTACATCCATATGAATTTTCTCTTCATAATAATTATAATTTTGAATTAGATTATTACGCATTAGAAGATAGTGCTGAAAAAGTATTTAAATATATTCTATGTCACTACCTTAATATGAAGCACAAGCAAAAAGTTAGTTTATTTGATTTAGATTCTAAATTTAAGGAACTACCTTCTAGCATAATTAAACAAATTAAAGAAGGTGAAAAATATCTTCAAGACTTCAATAATAAGGTAAGAATCAAAGACAGTATTTCAAATCCTTATGGAATATACAAAGACGTATTAAAGAGAGCAGGAGAATTAGGTGAAATAATAAAGGAAGAAAAAGATTATGGAAATGGAAACAAAGTAAATCAAATAGTAGGATTTAAGCCTAAAGATGATACACATTGGATATTATTATGTGATAACCTTAACAACATTGATAAAGAAAAACATCATCATGATAAAAAAGAAGCGATGGATAATTTTGTATCAAAAGATTGTAGGCTTATATACTCTAAGATTTTTAAAATGACCTGCGTTATTATCCACCAACAAGCGTTAGAAGCAGAAAAACAACAATTTACTAATTCTGGAAATAGTATTATTGACAGAATAAAACCATCACTAGCAAATCTTGGTGGAACAAAAGAAGTTGTAAGAGCTTATCATCTAGTACTTGCATTATTTAATCCACATAAATTTAAAATAGGAGACTACAAAGGATACGATATTAAGCGTATAGGAAATAATTTCAGAGAAATTGAGGTACTAAAGAATAATGATGGATTTGACAATATTCAAGTTCCTTTATATTTTGATGGTGCCACTGAATATTTTAGAGAACTTCCAAATTCAGAAAAGCAAAAAGAGGATCTATTGAGATTCTATGAATGGTTAGACAATGAAAGGTTGAAACAAAAAAGTTCTCAACTTCTTTTCTAAAATATTTAAAGATTTCCAACAATTTTGTTGTTTGTTTATAAGACATTCCTTATCTTTGTAAAACAAAAGCAAAAAAATGAGCAGTAAAGCAGTATTAGTATTAGGAAAGAGTGGAGCAGGTAAATCCACTGCTATTAGAACCCTAAACCCTAAAGAGACATTTATAATAAACTCTCTAGGAAAAGAATTACCTTTTGAAGGAAGTAGTGATGATTACACAACATTTAATAAGGATAGCAATCCTGAAGGAAATATGACAACTACAAGTTCTTCTCAAGCAGTGTTAACATGGTTAAACTATATTAGTGCAAAAATGCCACATATTAAAGCTGTAGTGATTGACGACAACACTCAACAATCATCTATGGAATATTTAAGGCGTATTGGTGAAACCACTTGGGATAAGTGGAATGATATAGCAGCTAACATGATTAATATTGCACAAACCTCTAAATCACTTCGCGACGATTTGACAGTATTTATATTGCATCACGTTACGGAAACAGGAGATGGTATATTAGAGGATAAATCCTACAAAGCTATGACATTAGGTAAGCTTGTAGATGATAAATTAGGAACATATGAAGCATACTTTACAGTAATTTTATTTGCAAAGAAGCTTAAGGACAAAGACGATGATATTAATTATGTATTCCTAACAAGAGACGCTGATTCAACAACAAAAACTCCAATGGGTATGTTTGAAGAACGCTTCATTCCAAATGACTTGGAACTTGTAAGAGAAACAATATCTAATTACTATTCAAAAAAAGATAAAATTACAAAAAAATAAAGTATGCAAACAGAAGAAACAATTGATTTTGGCAGTGTAGATGCTGCAACAATGCCTGAGTTCTTAGAACCAGGAATGTATCGCTTAAAAGTAGATAAAGACAACTGTAAACTAGTTTCAGTTGATGGCAAAACACCCTATTTGTCTGTAAAATTCGTATCTGAAAAAGGTGGAAGTGTAGTAGAGAAGTTCTTTTTAACAGCTAAAGCTCTTCCTCGCTTACAATATTTACACGAAGCTTGGTTCAGCAAACGTTTAGATAAAGCATTTAAATCTATGATTGAAGTGGGAACATATTTTGTTGCTGCATTAACATCAAAAATTGTTACTCGACCAATGGTAACAGGTGGTAAATTAACTGCTGATGGTAAATTTTATAGTGGTCTTCCTTATACAGGATTTGTAGTAACAGATGAAAGTCTGTTTGAAGAAGGACCATTTGATCGTGATTCTATTAGATACAAAAATGCTGTACAAGTTGAAAAGGTGAATCCTGCTGTTTTAAACACTAATTCTGCAATTCTTCCAGGAATGGATAGTCTTCCAGAAGGAAGTGATAAGGATATGCCTTGGTAATAAAGTAACATTTTGTGTGTCAAAAGCCCGTGAGAAATTACGGGCTTTTTTTTAACTTAAAAAATGATAGATTTCAATCAAGTAGAAGTTGCTACAACAATAAATTCTGAATTTATTCTATCAAAGTTAGATGATATTCAAATCTTTTATTTCTACTTTGGTAAATTTGAACTTGGAAAAGTATATCCATCAAAATTCAGAAGAGACACCCACTATAGCACAGGTTTCTACATTAACAAAAATGGAAAACTTATTTATAATGATTTAACAACAGGAGAAAAACTTGATAGTATTGGATTTGTTGGGAAACTTTTTGGTTTAAACTTTAAAAATGCTTGTATAAGAGTAGCTAGTGATTTTGGTCTTATTAAGACTAAAGCTATGCCTATGGCTCAGAAAATCTTAGACAGTACAATAGAGTTTGACAAAGAAATAAAGAAGAACACAGTTATACAATTTATTCCTAGCAGCTGGCAATCCAGTCATATTAAGTATTGGAATCAATACGAAATTAGTGTAAGTGAACTAAAAAGAGAAGAAGTATATCCTGTTAAAAAACTATTTATAAATAAGTCACAAATATATAATCTTGATGATTTATGCTTTGCATATGTAGTAAGAGAGAAGACAGAGAGTAAAGAGAATATATATACAAAGATATATCAACCATACAGAACTGGTCAAGGTAAATGGATAAGTAATATACCATTAACAGTTCCATTTGGATTAAACACACTGAAATATGGCACGGATAAAGTAATAGTATGTAAGGCGCAGAAAGATAGAATTGTCCTATTGAAATTATTTGAATCTGTAATAGGAACACAAAATGAATCGACATCAGCATTACAGGATGATCTCGTAAAACATTTGTGTTTTCATTTTCCAGAACGTGTAATTATTTGGGATAATGACGAAACAGGAGTAAAAAACTGTATAGAGTTTAATTCCAAAGGATTTGGATACTTTAACATACCAAAAGAATTCCTTGAAAAGGGCATTAAAGATGCCTCCGATTATGTAAAAGAATTTGGTATAGATAAATTAAAGCAACTTTTAATTAATAAAAATATATTATGAAGACAATTTTTCAATGGATGGACACAATAAAAGATCCTAAAATAAGAAAGATGGCTAAAGAAAACTACAGAGCTAATCTTAAAAGACATTATAACACTAAACCTTTTAAAAGGAAATTCGATTCCCTTAGTCGTGCTATTTATGCTGCTTTTATATTTGCAAACACAGAGCAGGGGCACACGTTTTGGCATAGCGTATCCTTTAATAACATAAGATGAACTCTATAGAAGAAAAGTTTGAAAAGGGCTGGTATACACTACTAAGCCCTTTTTTAAAATCAAAGCATTTCTATAATATAGGAAAGCAACTAAAAGATGAAGTAAGACGAGGTATTAGTATAACACCTGTATTTGACGATACATTTAGATGCTTTAAAGAGTGTCCTTATAGTAATCTGAAAGTAGTAATGCTTGGTCTTGATCCTTATCCTCAAGCTAATACAGCTGATGGTTTAGCATTTTCTGCAAAGAATAACTATGGAAAAGAACCTAAATCATTAGACTACATTATAAGGGCTATGGAGAAAGATGTATATGATGGATTTGGAATAGGATATAATCAAGAATATATGAATCCTGATTTAACAAGATGGGCTAGACAAGGTGTGCTATTATTAAATAGTGCATTATCCACTCATGTAGGTAAGACAGGAGTTCATTTAAACTTATGGCATCCCTTTATTCATTATGTATTCACAATGCTTGCGCAATATAATACAGGAATTATCTTCATCTTATTAGGAGCAAATGCAAAATTATGGAAACCAGTAATAAATCAGAAGTCAAACTATATTCTTGAGGCTTCTCATCCTGCTTCTGCCTCTTATAGAGGTTTAGAAGAATGGGATTGCAATAAAGTATTTTCCAAAACCAATAGTATTCTTGAATCAAATCAAGGTTTTAATGAAAAAATATTATGGTAAATGCGTCAATAGCTCGTATTTTAATGCCTGGAGTATATAACACTGATAATACGCCTAACGATCTTAATCTTATAATGATGTCAATAGAAAAAGGAATTATATCTAATGCAAGATTAGGAAAAACAAAAAAATCATTTGTTTTATACCACCATTCTTTTCGCTTACGAGGCAAAATCAAAGAAATATTAATACAAGAAGGCTATTCCATCTCCGGTGAGTCGCATGGGTTAACAGTTTCTTGGAAGCAACTTTAAACAGATTCTCTAATTAAATAAAAAATACAACAATAATGGAAACAGTTAACAGTAAAGAACCAAAACTCCCCCTTTATGCCACTTATGGTACGTTACGTAAAGGCATGGGAAATGACAGGCTATTAGACAATGAGCATTGTGTCTTATTAGGAACTCAGAAAACAGATGCTAATTACAAAATGGTAAGTTTAGGTGGTTATCCCGGTGTAATTCCCGGTGAAGGTACTCAACAAATTGTGGTTGAAGTGTATAGTGTTAGTAGTAAAGATGTTGAAAGATCTCTCGATAGGCTTGAGAGTTTTCCACGATTCTATCAAAAAATGGAAATTGATACACAATGGGGAAAAGCAACGATGTATATTCTCTCAGAAGAAAAATACGGACACCTACCCATTGTAGCTTCAGGTGATTGGAAACAATATGTTAAATCTAAATATTAAAAAATGTTTGATCGTAAATTTTATGATAATTATAAAGTAAATGTTACTTATCATAACGCATTACAGTTTATGAGTGGCCTTAGCAAAAAGAAGGTAATACAGCTTCTTTTATCAAAAGGAATAGAATCATTTATTACTCCAGACAATGTTACAATTAATAGAATGAGTGGTGATCGCGTTGAAGAATACTCCGATAATAGAATTGTTGGAAATATGTTAGTAAGAATTAACAGTCAGTGTTGCTCATTTAGTAAAAGTCCAGGTTATTACTACTTATATCCTATTCATGAAACAGAACTTAATAACACGGGATTTACAGGAGATGATTTAGTGGAATGGATAAAGTGGCTTAATGATGCTAATATGGGATATGAGTATTATTATCTTGGTGTTCAGGATAATATTACAGAGTTTGATAATAGATTACAAGGAACGCATACTATCATGAAGGGTAATAATGATAATAGCTTTCATTGGGTGTTAGTTCCTGCTTTTGGTGATAACGCATCTGCAAAAATACCTTATTTACATTGGATTTCTTTGCGTTGGATGATAAATACAACAGTAAGAGAACCAAAGAGTGTAGTTAAGTCATATCCTAATATTGTTAGGGCTGCAAAAATGTTCAATGAGGATTATGGAATAAGTAAAATAAGATCATTATTTTATGCAAATATCGCTGCGCCTTATTATTCCTACTACTCAATATTTCATTCTGATAATATGTACTCTATGCCAGACAATAAACCTGATGTACATATAAATTCTGCAACATTTAAAAAGCTCCTAAATTGTTCTGCTACTAACATGAATAATACAATGGTAGTATCTCAGATGTATTCACTTGTTTTTAAAAATCTTGGGGTATCGAAATTAATGGCACCGTATGATGTATCTATTCTACATAATCTCTTTGCAAAAGGTGACTATGAGGGATTCATAAGTCATATTAGAAAATCATATCTCTTAATAAAAAGGAAAAAGAATGTCCGTAAAACAAAAAAACAACCCATTAATAAGTAATGTAACCATTGGGGCTGACATAGAATTATTTCTTATCGACAAGGTTACAAAGGAAGTGGTAAGTGCAGAAGGAATAATAAAAGGAAGCAAAGAAGCTCCTTTTAGATTTAAAGAGAATAATCCCTTTTTTGCTACATCTCTTGATAATATCCTATGTGAGTTTTGTATTCCTCCTGCAAAAAATGCAAAGGAATTTAACTCTTATATATTAGAAGCACAAGATTATATAAGGACTACAATACCTCCTGAATTAGACATATTTGCATTTCCATCTGCTCACATTAATGAGAAGTGGTTAAAAACACAAAACGCTATGACATTAGGTTGTGAACCTGATTATAATGCATGGAAGTTTGGGGCTGTAAATGAAAAACCTGATGCCACATCTAATATTAGAAGTGCAGGTGGTCATATTCATTGTGGTTATGATAAATCTAATAGTAAAACCAATTTAAGTCTTATCAAAGCTATGGATATTTTTGTAGGACTACCTTCTGTAATACAAGAACCAGATAATGACAGAAAATCATTATATGGATGTGCTGGAGCTTTTAGACACAAAAGTTATGGTATAGAATATAGATCTGTTAGTAATTATTATTTAACATCTCCTGAATTGACAGAATGGGTATTTGGTAATACTATGCAAGCTATTGATTTTGTTAATATGCAAAGTGCTATAAATGAAGATGAATCCTATGGTATTCAGCTGGCAATTAACACTAATAATAAAAGTCTTGCACAAACCTTATGTACATATTTTGGGGTAAAGCTTGCAGCGTAACTCCATAAACGCAGAATTAATAAAAAATTATACAAAAGAATTATGAGTAACAAAAACATGATGATTCTTTGTGGACGTGATGGTAGACCATCAATGCGCAAAGTATTCTCTCAAATGAACAGCGATCCAAAACTAGTTGTAAGACGCAGAATTGTTAAGAAGAACAAGGAATGGTTAAGAGTGTATGAAGGTGCAGAAGCTAATAAATTCACAAAGCGTCCTATTTCTGAGCTTACCGCTGTAGGAAAGAAAGTTATTCGCTGGGGAAATCGAATTGAAGTAGAAACTTCTGGCGACACAATTGTTTACAACAAAGCGGAAGCTGTTGCTAATGCAACAAACAAGAAGCTATCAAGAGAGCTTTTCATAAAAGGAAAGGTAAGAACTCCTAAGTTGGTAACATTAGACAATGTTGTTGCAACAGATTTTCCTATTATTGCTCGTCCTAGTACACATGCAAAAGGAAAGAACTTTATTATTCTTAAAAACATGGATGAACTCATCAAGCATTATAGAATTAATTCTATTAATGGATGGTACTATTCTGCTTTTATTAATAAACAAAGGGAATTTCGCTGCCACGTTGCTCATGGTAAAGTGTTAGCTGTTATGCAAAAGACACCAGGAGGCGATCATATTGCATGGAATCGTGCTGTAACAGGAGAACCCTTTACAAGCGTAAATCAATCTGATTATCCGTTCTCTGTATGTTTTCAAGCTTTAAAAGCAGTTAAAACATTAGGTTTAGATTTTGGTGGTGTAGATGTTCTAGAAATTGTAGAAAAAGGCAAACCTCAAGGATATGTACTGGAAGTAAATACATCCCCTACATTGAACAGTAGCGATTGGGTAAGCAGTCAGTATGCAAAATACTTTGACTGGCTTAGTAGGACTGAGAAGCGTCGTGAACATTGGGATTTCACTAAGTTTGAAAAAGCTGCTTCTTTTGCATGGAAGCAATTTCAGTTAATGGATGAAGAGCCCACAAAGGCATAGTAATACTAGCAGAAGGCATTAGCTTTCTGCTATTTTTTTTAACATTTGTAATAATTCATAAAAATAATTTCTAATGACAGAAATCGTACTTTTCAAAATAGGGCTTATATTATTCTTAATTGGAATGATGAGAAAGCGAAAAACTTCATATTTGTATTGTGGGTTATTTGGCTTTAATGGCGATTCAAAAATAATGGATGACGTCAGAATAAAAATGATTCAGGCGAAGATTAAAATATTAGGAATGTATAACATAGAAAGAGGAAAGCATTCCTGCGGAGTTTATATTAATGATGCGTTAATGAAAGGTGTAAATGAAGAAAAACTGTTTTCTGATTTTATTCAAAGCAATGCGTTTCCTATTAATATAGATTCTGATAATTATAATATTATTGGACATACAAGACAAGCAACACACGGAGAACACATTGAAAGTAATGCGCATCCTTTCTTAGTAGACGATTTAGTATTAGCTCATAATGGTGTTATCTCTAATATATGGAGCTTATGTAATAAAAATAAAATTGATCATTCTCTAATTAGAGTAGATAGCTTAGCATTGGCTCACCTTATTAATAAAGAAGGATTTAAAATCCTTAATAACTATGAAGGTTTTGCCGCATTAATTATGGCAAAGCCAAGTGAACCAAACTCTCTCTATATGTATCGTGGCAGTTCTAAAAGAGCGTCTGATGGTGAAGAAATAGAAGAACGCCCTTTATTCTATATGCAGTCAGAGGAGGGTATTTATATTAGTAGTTTGCAAAAATCTCTGCTTGCCATATCTGACAGTAGTAATGATAAGATAAAACAAGTTGAAGGAAATATTGTTCATAAACTTACTAATGGAAGAATGACAAAATCTAAGTTTTATGTAGACAGAGGATCAAACAATATTTCATTCACTAATTATCATAGTAACAACCCAAAAACTACGGGAACTGGAAAGACAGAGAGAGAGGCAACAACTACTACTACAGGAACTAATTCTAGTATTAGGACTCCAAGTTCCCTAGCGAAAGATTTTGAAAAGCCTATGATTTCTATGATTTGGCACGAAACGCTTCCTGTTCGTGTTGACAGTTATAAGGATTGCGCCGGTATTATTTTTCATATGGGAAGATATTGGGTTGTTGATAATGAAGAAATAAGAATCGCTCATAATTCATACTATATTAACAAGAGAGGAAGAATTAACTCAGTACGCACTAAGGACTCTCATAATTATTTCTTTTATGAAGGTGTTATGATGAAAGATGAGAAATCTTTCCGTGAAGCTACTAACGATATGTCGTTACAGAATCCTTGTTATAATTTTGCAATGTTTGTTAGCAGATATTCAGAATTTCCTGTATGCAATAGTCGTTCTGATATTGAAAATAGAAGCAAATCTGTAAGTAGTTACGTTAAGCATCGCTGGTATCATAATCAAGTTATGCTTTCAAACTATGGTTTCACTCCTAAATTTAGTGATAGAAACTATATCATAAAAGAAGGTTTACTTAACTCTATTTCAGCACAACAATTAAACCTTCCAGGTCTTAAAGATGAACCTTATATAGATTTAGAATCTTTAGAGAAAGAAAGAAAAGAACTAGATGAAAAAAGAACATCTGGAATTGTTGTAAAAATGCCTAAAAAGGATGAGCCCAAAGATATTAAGATGTATTCACACGATCTTAGTAACTTTTATCGTACTTGGGACAGTGTTGAACAAGCTCATCTTCATTTCAGTGTAATTGAAACTATTGCTATTCGTCGTTACATTTGTGATGTAATGAAGAATGAAATGGAAATAACACCTGAAACCATTTATGATGATACAGTAGATATACAGCTTGATATGTTTCTTGCCGTAGCCATTGAAAGTAATTCTAGTCTTATGGATGTATGGGATGAAGTCAACTATGATAGAATTTCTCATTATATTGATTTGGCAGAAACAAGCCCTTTAGGAGAGCTTATTAAAAATCAACAAAATGCAGAAGAAAAAATCGTAGAGGAAGATTCATGTCAGTGTCCTCCTAAACCAGAGAATATGAAACTATTAAATCCACCTATTAATTTGCAAAATGTAAATGACGTATTTCCACCAGATGAAGATAAAAAGAACTACGAAGAGGAAGAAGATAAAGAGCTTTTTCCTCCTGTAGATGATGAATCTGAAGAATTATTTCAAGAAGAAGAAAATGGAGACAAAATTGACAGAGATTACGCATTTCAAGACGGTGTAGACAGTCTACTCATTATGCAAGAATCAGCTGATACTCTATTTAACAGCCAAGAAGATGATTTTGCACAGGAAAGTGCAGCTCTCTTTTATAAAACAGTTCATCCTCTTGTAGTTAAATTAAAATCATTGTGTAAACAATATGGTGAGAAGAAACTAGAAAGACATTTAGAGGACACTTTTAAACCCAAAGCAAGAGTATGACATTATACAGCGATAACCCAAGATTGAAATTAAAAACTGTAATCACTGTAAGAAATACCACAGAATATCGTAGAAATTGCCGTAAGCTTAGAGATAGGTATTATGTTGAGAATATTGATTGCTTCGAGATAAATAAGCGATGGTATGCAAAAACATCAAAACTTATTACTTTTGATTACGAGAGAAAAGAATGGGTTCTTATTAAAACTAATAAGTTATATTATGGTATTGTAGGATTTGAAAGTGACAACACTGCCAAATTTGGATATTTTACAGAGAATAAGTATAATAATGTTTTTGTTCATGTTGGAAACTATGGAACTGTAAAAGCTTTAAGTGCTGAAATTCTGGAACGTTGTGGATATATAGAACATATTTCTACAGGCATCTTTCATTATAAGAAATCTCTAACACCAGCAAAACTCAGTAAAATGAGTGCGATAGAAGGTCGAAAAGTGTATAGAGAACAAGGATATAATATTGAAGATAACGCTACAGAATTTAGAGAAAAGATTGAAGCTTATGAAAACTATCCGATAAAAATATCTCATGCTGCAGCAAAATACGGTAAAATGCTTGGTGTAACAACTTTTGGATGTGAAATAGAAACATCTATGGGTTGGCTTCCTGAGCATATACAAAATCGCACTGGTGTTGTTATATGTAGAGATGGATCTATTGATAATGCGGAATATGTTACAGTTCCATTACAAGGAGCAAAAGGTTTAGAAAATCTAAAGTACTTATTTCATGAACTTAGAAAGAGAACATTAACGGATATTAAATGTTCATT